TAAAGGCCCTTTCTTCCCTCTTCCGTATCGTCGAAAGTATCCCTACCGAATTCCCCGTTAATAATGGCCGAAGCTTCGTAACCGGCCTTTTCGAACCATATAAAGATAGCGTTACCGATAGCCCTATGGGTCCCGTCGCCGTCTACTATTAACACGGGTATAGAATCACTTAAGGCACTTACGAAAATCTTAAAGGCTTTTTTAAGGCCGTCCCATTCGCGGAACTTTTTAACGCGTATTAAGACTATTTCCCCGGTTGGGTTTACATCCATTAAGGCCCCGATTTTATCCGGCCTAAAGTCCTCCCTATAATATTTCTTCCAGTTGGTCCCGTCTTGGTCCCCGGCTTGTAGCCACAAACAACGGAAATCTATACAAGCTTGTGGCCGGTTGTCGTAATCACTACAAGAACCAACCCGGCCTAAAACACATTTATTACAAGTAGTATTTTTAACTTTTTCTATATCGTCTATATTAAATAGGACACAACAAAGCGAACAAGAACCGCAAGACCGGGGAACTTCCGCCGGTCTTACGGCCTCCCGGTCCCAAGACGGTATAGCTAGGTTATCGCTAATTTGGAGTTTATCGTTGGCTATGGTTGGCCCCTTTTTTATTTAGTTGGTTTCTTAAGTCTTCCCCAATTTGTAAAGCGTGTATCCGGGAAAGTTGGGTAGTAATTCCATACTTTACGCTATTGTTATGTTTCTTTATAGTAGCGTTTACTATAGCCGTTTCGCCTACTTCTAAATATCGGTCTACTATTTCCGGGTAACCTTCTACGTCTTCTTTTTCGCCTAAAGGTAAATGGAAGGAATTAAAGTAAATAAATTGGTTTTCGTTTTTGTCTTCTAATATATATCCGCCGTCGCGTTCGCCGTAGTAATTGTTAAACTCAAATAGTCGCACTAAAGTAAGTTCTAACTTCATCCGTTCCCCGGGTTTCCCTACGGGTTGGCTTTTGGCCCGTTTTAAGGCTACCTTACGGTCCTTTTCTTCGCGTTCCCGGTTAGCCTTGGCGTCGGCCTTCTTTTTGTCTTCTACGGCCTTTTTTACTTCCGGTATTTCCGCAATATATTCCAAACATTTTTTAGCGTTGTGTTCACTTGGAAACCATCCGCTACCGTATACCATATAAACGAAGTAGTCCAAGTCTTTTGTAACGTAGCTTAACGGCTTACCGTGGTACTTACCGAAGTTAATATACTTTTCGCTTTGGGGTAAATTGGCCCAACGGTTAGGGTCGTTAAATTTGTTTAACTTCGTACCTAATGTTTCGGGGGAAACATAGTAATATTTATAGTTCTGTTTTTCGCATAGGTCTAGTAGCTTTTCTTCTACGCGGTCCTTATCCTTGGTAAGATTCTTTATAAAATAATTAGTAACTATTTCCTTATGTCCGGAACCGTCATTAACCCAACGGGAAGAAACGCCCCAAGCCGTAAACATCTTTACGCCTTCACCGGTGGAAGTAAAGACTAACCCTTCCCGGGTATTGGGGTCGTCGGCTATTTCCCGGAAAGCGTCGTAAGTCGCTATTCTTTTTGTATTGTACATAGGGGGGGAATATAATACATTTCTATTATTTCCCAAAGGATTTTATAAGTATTTATTCTATTGGGTAGTGGTACTAACCACTATGGGGTAGTGGCCTAAAAATGGTGGAATACGGCCGGGGAGGCGTATTGTCTTATGCTCTACGTTCTAATCATTAGTTTCCTCCACCACCACCCCAAGAATCCTCTACAACAGTAAGGCGGTGGTACGAGTTCGTTCCGCTTTGGGCTATGAAATACAAACCGTATGTACCAGACGGCATACTCGGGCCGGAATTATAGTAATATAATTTCCCCTTATTAGCTAAGTTGGCCGTCAAATGGTTCGCACGTTCTTCATAAGGTATGGGACCGCCCCCTATTGCGGTTTGTAATGATTCGAGATTTTGGTTCAGCCGTTTGCTATTGTCCAGAATAGTTTGGTCGTTAAAATCTTGCTTAATGGTTACGTCACTTCCTAAGCCTCCCGCAAAATCATCTGAACTAAATGTAGCCTTGTTGTTGATGTAAGTTATTATATGATTACCACTCCACACATCGGTAACCCCCGACCCCAAATCGTTTATTTCTCGGTGCTTATCAGCGTCTCCAGAGTGGCTTGTAAGGTCGGCGTCATCAGCTTTTAGAGCAAGTTCGGTATTGATTTTACTGGCACTAAATAAATCCGTATTATTAACGCCCGAGTCGTCTATTTCTCGGTGAACACTATTGTCTCCAGAGTGGCTTGTAAGGTCAGCGTCATCAGCTTTCAGAGCAAGCTCGGTATTGATTTTACTTGCACTGAACAAATTGTACTCACCCGTGCCAGAGTCATTTATCGTTCTGTGAAGACTATTGTCTCCAGAGTGGCTTATATCCGCGTAGTCGGTGTCGTGGTCGTGTCCGAGGGTAGCGTATTCGGTTGCGTGGTTGTGGGAAGTATTGGATTTACTGGCTAACAGAGTATTTACCTTACTGTTAGAAAAAGTTTCAGTAGTCCCCGTACCCACGTCGTTTATAGCCCGGTGTTTGGTATCGTCGCTTATATGGTCCGCCGTAGCTTCTGTAGGAAAGAATATATTCTGTAATTCATCTTGGGCCGAATCTCCCACATAAACATTTATAAGACTTTGGGGTAAGCTATCCACGTAATAGGTTCCGTCCCCGTTGTCCTCTATCGTATGGGCTAAATTTCCGCTTTTGTCCGCTATTACCGTATCGTTAACGTCGCGGATTTTAACATCTAAACCGGAAATAAGTTCGTCGCTATTTTGTCCAAATATTCCGAAAGAAAATCTACTCATTTTATTAAGTTCCTTATTTTATTGTTAGTCATTCGTCCACCCTTACGCCTATCCTATAGGCAAACATACACCCGATTAGGTTATCTATTGAAGGCCGGGTATAAATATAATTTACGCTTGTTAGTTCCATTTCTATTTCGTCTTTCATTATATACCCATCTTGGGGTATTATGGCGACAGAATCTATTAAACAATCGTAACAAATCATTGGGAAGTCTATATGGGGTATTAGTTTTACAAAGTTAGACCGGTTATAAATATCCATTAACTTGTCTATGTGTCCGCCGGTTACACTAGCAAAATTATATTTAGCGGTAAACCGCCACCTCGGGGGGCCACTTATATACTTACCGTCAATATTTTCGAAGCGGTCCGTTTCGTCTGAATAAGTGTCTTCCCTTTTTCCCTTGTTCGCTACTGGTAAATCTACGCGTATGGGGTTAGACATATTCACCGGGTCGTCATAGTAAATAATGGTTGGTCCACCGCTTCCAGTGTAAGCCATTTAATTTCTTCCTTTATTATAAAAGGGGCGTTCGTATCCCGGGGGAAAACCGGCGGAATTAAAAAATTCCGTTAGCAACCCAAAACCGTAACGCCCCCTATTTTTATTTAATTCCATTTTCTTATCCTAGTTATCTAGTATAACTATATTTCTATAAGCGATTATGGGAGATTGGCCGGCCCAATATACAGATAGTTTTATCCTATAGTCTTCGTAACCGGCATTTTTATTTACACCGTCGTAAACTTCATCGGTAAGCGAACTAGAATAAACGTTGGTAGGGGGGTGTAGGTCGTATGCAATAATGGCCACGGTAACAAAAGTTGGCCCCATTTCTTGTTGTAGTTTTAATTCCACCCAAACAGAACTTTGGGACGACGGCCAACCGTCCCCAAAATACTCCCAAGTAATATAAAGTTCACCACCAAAAGCCCAAGTATGTTGAGTGTTCGGTTGGGGTAAGTAAATTTCAACGGAAGGGTCAGACGGGTTAGGCCCTTCGCCCTCTTCTTGTTCTTCGGTATATTCCATTAACGTAAAATCGTCGGATACTTCGGTCTTAAAACTTACGGTATTATCTAAAAAGCTTTGTTCTAATTCAATAACCCGGCCTATACTGTAGTCGGCGGTATTCCCGTCCGCCGTAACTACTATTTCGTCCATAAGGGCTATTCTGTCGTCCCCGGTTGGGGGGTCGTATAATTTAATGTTGTATTCTTGTCTTGTACTTTGAGCGTATAAACTGTATTGTTGGACTATAGCGTCTAATTCGTTCTTCCTTAATACTAAACCATAGGTACTTACTTTTCCGCTACTGGAATCTTTTTCGTAACGTGAAACCGATACTTCCGATTCTTTATTTTTTTCCGTTTCCCTTTCCCGTTCTAAAAAATTACTAGAAATTACTTGTTTGGTATTGTTGGCGTCGTTACGCGGTAATAAATGTATTTTATCTAACGGGTCCACATAAAACCACCGGTTAGACACTATCGCCAAATCTTTTAAAATGTCGGACCCGTTTTTATTTCGGTAGTGTAATCTATATTCGTTATCGAAAGGCGTTTCCATACTGCCGAAGATTAACCAGTAGCCGAAAAGGTCCGTAGGGTTTTTAGCTTCCGCCACCCAATAGGTATTAGTAGAATCATAATCCCAAGCTAATTTTATAATAGGATTTTCCCACCCTTCGCGTTTTAAGTAAGACCAGATTTTATTCTGTCCTATATTGCCCAGATTGGTAAAGTCGCCGTTATTTACCTTCGTACCGTACCCGTGAAGACTAGGCCAAGTATCGTGAAACGGGGCAAGTGGGAAAAATTCGTGGGTAGCTTGTATATCACCTACCCCCCCACCGGTACAATCGTAGGCGAAAATATAAGCCCCCATAGTCGGCAGTTTAAAATCAAACCAAGGGACTACTAACGATATTGATATAGTCCAGTTAAAAGGCCAACCCCAGTAATGAGACCAAGCCCAATTTAGAAAAGCCCCGTAAGATATTACCGTCTTAATGAATAAACCGACATCGTACCGTAGGGCGGTATACCTATAACCGGAAGGGTAATTTGACGCGGATTGTTTCCGTATTTCTATCTTGTCTTCGCCGAAAATAACTTCGAATAGAAAGTTAATAAACCCGAATTGTCGCATTTTAAAAATAGTATTACCAAAGAAGTTTTTTATATCGCTTTCCGTAGTCGGTACGCTATCTTCGTCCGCCGTAAAGTTAGTACCCCTTTTATTATTTACACTTGTACAGACTTCCCCTACTATTTCGTGTAACGGTTTAGGCGAATCCATTAACTTAAATTCTGTTATAGGTTCTTCGCCTTCGTCTTCGGTTACTTCGCCGACCAAGGTATCTTTAAGTAATAACGCGTTAGGGAATACGGTAAATTCCGGGGTATCCGAATATTCTTTGCGGATTTCGTCCACAAATCCGTTAAGTAGTGGAATCCCGGAATTGGCCTCTTCTATTTTAACGAAGTCTAAACGTTCCGGCCACGTAAAGGCGTCCCCGAAACTGGCTTTATGTAGGTTAAAAGTAAATTCCTTAACCCGGTATTCGTTTAAGCCTTCCCCCTTTAGGGTTTCCGTAAAGGCGTCCGGGAATCCATCCTTCATTACAAACGGCGTTACATCTGCCCAATCTTGGTTAGCCGGTTTATGGAATATATTAACTTTAGTCGCCATTATAAACGGCCCCGTTTAAGTCTGTTTTCCGCTATTATAATATCGGAACCGCGTACGGTGGTCCGGGCCGGGCTACCCTTAACAACCTTTACAAGTTCTTTTAAACTTTTTTCCATTTCCGTAATGTCGGGTCCTTGGCGTTGTTGTTGTATCCCCGGGAAGTGGCCCGTTAAAGCTATGTTCCCCAAGCTTATTTCGTGGGCTATCATAGGGGTAAGTTCTTTTTTAGCGTATTCTTTAAACCCTTCTACCGGGGCCACAAATTCCGGCCCGGCTTCCCCTAATAAGCCTATAGTCGGTTGGTTTACTAGTCCACCGTGGGCGAAGGCTTGGACCATACCTTTAGCGGTTTCTAGTAACCCTATACCGGCCCCATAATACGCCAATTTCGGGACCAAAGTAAGGCCAAGGGTTAGACTTTCCGAAGCGAAAATTTTAGCTAATTCGATAGCCATTCCTATTTGAGCCGAAGTAATTTTGTCTATTAGTTCGCCCTTTAAAAATTCTTTAACCCCACCGCGTAGCTTCCCGAACCTTTCCATCGCTAACTGGCTTAACTGGTCGTCGTATTCGGCTTGTTTGGTTTTTAGTTCTTGTTCGTCTTCTATTGAACCTTCTAACGCTTCCTTACGGTCTTGTAAAATTTTGAAATACCTAGAAAAACTTGTTAAGCCTAATTCGTAGTTACGGTCTTCGGCGTCTTTTAAGCGGTCCACTTCGTCTTCGTAGCTATCTTGCTTTTCGTTATTTAATTCTATTACTTTTAGCCTTAAATTTTCATAAGCTAACTCTTCTTCAGCCGTCATATTTACAACTTCGGCCATTATATCTATTTTATCTTGGTAAAACTTTATTTCGTCGTCTATTCCTTGTTGTTTTGCCTTTATTAACGCCAATTCGTCTTTTATATTAGCCACTCTCTTGGCTTCGGCTTTCTCGCTATCTTTAAAACCCCGCCACATACGATTTATAACAATTTGTAATTTTTCTTGCTCTATTTTTTGTTCCGTTGTTTGATTAGTTAGCTTTTTTAACGCGTTCCTTCTTTGTACTAAAAGATTATATACCGCCTTATCGCCTTTTCTTTCCGCTTGTAACATTAGTAGTTTTTGTTCGGCGGTAGTTAGGGTAACTATGGCACTGGTTACTTCCTTTAAGGCTTCTACCCGTTCTTCTAGTGCCTTTTTTTCGTTTTGTAGGTCTTCTAAAGAGACGTCGTCGGCTTGCCCTTGCTCTTTTTTCTTTTTAATAAGTCTATCTATTGTATCTATTGCTTTTGCCAAGGCCTTATTATAGCTACCCATCTCGGTAGACTTGTCCATAACTCTTTTATCCATAGCGTTTTCGGTGGCCGGGTCCCATATATCACTTGCTTGTATGGGCTTTTCCTTTTTCAGCTTCTCTTGTTCTACCCGTAGTTCTTGTAGGGACCACTTTAATAAGTCGGAGTCTTTTTTAACAGAAGCGAAAGCTATATCATTATACAAAGAATATTGTATAGACCGTAAACTTGCACCTTGGTTTAGTTGGGTTTTCCACCGGCTCGTCTCTACTTCTCCACCTTCTACTACCTTTTTGGTTAATTTATCGCGGACCCCAATTTCCTTGTCTAAAACTTCTATTCTGTCTAAAGCGGATTGAAGTTCTGTATAACCGGAAGCGTCGCGGACCGCTTGTTCATAACCGTAAATAGCTTCTGCGGACCTATCTACGGCGTCGGTCGATTCGTCGGCTTTCCCTACTAACCATTCTATAGCCGAACCGATAAGCAAGATACCGGCCCCAATACCGGTAGAAATAAGCGTAGCCTTTAAAGTCTTTAGGCTTAAAGTGGTCGTCCTAATACCCCGGCGTAACAAAACCATAGCAATCCTATAAGCCCTTACGGTTTTTATACCGGCGAATATCGAACCGTTTACCGATAGCATTACCAATTTAAAAGTAATAAGGGAACCTATAAGTGCTATTATTGCCTTTTTCCAGTTTTGTATAACTACGATTAGGCCTCCCATAACCGAGTTTAGAAGCGGTAGGGTAATACTGCCTAATTCTATTAAGATTGCGTTAAAATTATTCTTTAATAGTGCAGATTGGAAGTTAACCGTAGCTTCCATTTTCCGGAAAGCTTCATCGGTGGCCCCTAACGCATTCCGCATAGCGTCCAAGTCGTCGGTAGCCATTTGGAACTTATTAGTAAGTATAAGGATAGCCCTTGCCCCTTGCCGTCCGAAATTTTCTACAAGTTCTTCCTTTGAAGCCCCCCCTAATTCTTTAATAGTTCCTATTAGCCCCTTGGTCTTTATTAGTTGCCCGCCGGTTGTATTGGTTAATCGCTTTAACAATTTATTAGCGTTAGAAGCTGGGTTGGATAATTCGGTAATAGCACCGGCTAAAGCCGTGGAACTCATTGCCGTATTCATAGAGTTTTTAGTAAGAGTGGCGAAGGCCGAAGCTACCTCTTCGAATTCTACCCCCATACTGGAAGCGACCGGTATAACTTGGCCTAAATTTTGGGCCATTTCGCCGAAGGTAGTTTTCCCGCGTTTGACCGTAGTAAACATAATGTCGGATACTTGTCCCGCTTCATCCGCCGAAAGACCATAAGCGTTTAATACTGTAGTAATACCATCTACGGCGGTTTTAACATCGGTTACCCCGGCCGTGGCGGACCGGGTAGCCGTTTCTAAAAAGCCTATAGCTTCGGACGAATCTATAGACGCGGAAATAACTTCGTAAAGACCTTCGCTTAATTCGGTAGTAGACGCCGGTAAACGTTTAGATAATTCTAATACTTCTTTAGATAGTTCGGCTACTTGTGGCCCGGATTCGCCTAAAAGGGTATTTACTTCCGCCATTTTAATTTGGAAATCTGTAAACGGTTTTAACATACTGCCGACCATTTGTAAGCCCACTTGTATACCGTTCATAGCCAACCCAACCTTGGCGAAGCCGGCGGTAAGGCCGGTAGTAAAGCTTTTTACTTGTTTATTTGTCTTCCCTATTTCTTTATTTACACCACGTACGCCCCTTACTATGTCCGTAGTATCGGCTTTAATCTGGAATATTAACTTATCTTGGGCCATTTATTATTTATAGTCTTCGTTTTGTTGTCTTGTGTATTTGTGTTTCTTGTCTATCCATTTTAAGGCTTCTATTTGTGTAATGTTTTCCTTTATTTCCCGGGCTTTAACTATGTCCATATCCGCAAGAAAGAAAATTAAGTCTTCCAAATAGTGTATAACATTATGGTCTTCCTCGTCTTCCTCTTCTAAAGACCTAAAGAAGTCCACGGCATTTTCGCCGGTGTTTTCGCTATCTACTTTGTCGATTTTTTCACGACCGGCGATATAGCTTTTAATTTCATTAGAAGCCCGTCGTTTAATACTAAAAAATCCGATACGATTTTTTCGAAAACACTATTAGGAATTTCCATTATATCTATTTCATCTATTGGTCCCTTTAATACAACCCTAAAAAGGTCTGTAATAGTCCCTTCCTTCGTTATTTCTGTTATTAGGCCTTGTATATCGTTCATCTTGTCGCCGTCCATAGTCGAGAATATTTCGGCTAATTTTATATCTTGGCCTATTGTTAATTCGCCTTGCCATACTTTTACCCCTTGTATGGTGTAGGTCTGTTTACCGGTGGTTTTTGCCATTTGGTTTTCCTTTGTTTTGCCATTGTTAAAAAGCGTTAAGGGTAGTTATGTTTCCGCTTATTGTTATAATGTTACCAGTATATACTCCACCGTTTACCGGTAAGGTTATTATAGCAAAAAATTGACGCGGAAATGGTTGTATTCTAAAATAATAGTCGCCCGTATTTAAGCCGGAAATAGTCGCGTTATTAAATTTTACCTCTTCACCCCGGCCGGACGGGTCTACGGGTACGCCGTCTTCCGGAAAGGGAACCCAAGATAACGAACTTTTATTATATAGGGACCAATCCGTCCTATCGTCTTCGGTAAAAAAACTATATTCCGGTTGGCCCATTGGCCCGGAATTAAAGGTAGTTTCTGTATCTATTTCTAGTAAAAACTGTAGCCGGGCATCTCTTATTGTTATCGGGGTTAAAAAGTGGAAGACCATATCTTCGGTATTGGATTTAGGCTTTATTATTCTTTTGTCCGAAATTTCGGGTAATGTAAAGTCCACATTAGTATAGACCGTTTTACTTTCTGCGGTCCCCCCTTGGCTTACTTCATCGTATAAAGTTACTTCGATATTGATGTCTGTAAATTCTTGTTGTATGCGGAAGTCGGTAGGGCTATCCCAATGTATGGGAATTTCTTTATAACGGGGGGAGAGGTTAATGTTATCGTAATCTTGGCCAACCGTTGGCCGTAAGGTGGCGTCTTCCCAAGCCGAAGTCTCTTCGGAATAAAACCGAAGCCCCCCAATACTACACGGCATAGAATCCGGTTCCTTTACCTTAATAGTTATTATATGGTTATCGTCTATTTGTTCTATGGAAAGTATTTCCCATTTAAGCCGGGTTGGGGTTTTTGTTATTTTTATGGCCATATTAGTTTTGTCCCGGGGTTATAGTAAACTGTCGAACATTAGAAATAAGGCTTTCGTTTCCGTTTATATCCGCGATAATTACATAAACTTTTCTACCTTCCGGATTGCCGGAACCGTCAAAGTCCGCCAAAGTGCAAACCTTCGAAAATATTATATTTGGTCCGGACGGGGACGAAAACCCGCCCCCTAAAAAGTTGTCGTTTACCGGGTCCGGTTCGTTAGTATATGTTTGCTCGTAATATCTTATGCTAAAAATCATTCTTCAGTAAGCCCCAATAAAACCAAAGACATTTCGCCTATAGACCAGTTTTCTAAATCCGATACTTTCATAGGCGAGGAAGTTATTATACCGGCTATTACTTCTTGGTTTTGTACGGCGTTGGAATTCCCGGCTAAATCTTCGGCTATTGGGTAAACATTCCACCGGCCGGCCGTCCAATTTTCAGTAGTTACCGACCAATTCGGGGCCCCTTCTTGTACTGTTGTATCAATCCCTATTACCGTGTCTATATTTGGGTTAAATGTACTCGATAAGGTCCGATATATTGTTACTTTTGTCGTATCTTGGGCCATTATTTAGCCGGAACGAAATAATACACGTTCCCCCCTATAGTTACTTTTAGCCTACCCTTATCTATAATTATAGCACTTACGCCCGATAGGTGGCTATTACCAGTAGCACCGGTAGGACCGGTCGCACCTTGCGAACCAGTAGCACCGGCCGGACCGGTATTTCCTTTAACCCCATCGCTACCGGCGTCGCCTTTGGTCCCTTGGGGTCCAGTAGCCCCGGTAGTTCCTTGGTTTCCGGTATCGCCTTTAGCCCCGGTAGTTCCTTGGCTTCCTTCGTCCCCCTTTTCGCCCTTATCTCCTTTTCCGCCCTTGTCCCCCTTAAGCCCGGTCGTCCCTTGGGGTCCAGTAGAACCAGTAGCCCCGGGGTTTCCGGTATCGCCTTTAGCCCCGGTTGTCCCGGTGGTCCCTTGGGGGCCAGTAGGACCAGTAGAACCAGTAGCCCCGGTTGGTCCGCTTGGACCAAGAGGGCCAGTTGGTCCCCTATCGCCTTCCGGTCCTTGGGTCCCGGTATCGCCTTTAGTTCCTTGGGGTCCGGTAGGGCCGGTATTACCAGTATTCCCGGTATCGCCTTTAGTTCCTTGGGGGCCAGTTGGTCCGGTAGAGCCGGTATTTCCTTGGCTTCCGGTGTCCCCGGTATCGCCTTTAGCGGAAAGCTTGGCCCAATAAGTGGTAGAAGTGGAAGGGGTTTTATTTGTACCGGCTTTTATACCCACATAAGAAGAACCGTTATAAAATACCGCGTCGTCTATGGCGTAGGCCGTGCTACTACTATAAGTTCCTTTCCATACCAAGCCTTCCGGTCCAGTACTTCCGATAGGTCCGGTATTTCCAGTAGGACCAGTAGAACCGGCCGGGCCGGTAGCCCCTTGGGGGCCTTGGGGACCGGTGGCCCCGGTTGGACCTTGCGAAGTCGCATTAACCGAAGCCGGACCAAAAGCCCGGCCTATATATTGGTGTAATTCGTTAACGTCGCTACGAAGTTTTACTAATTCGCTACGTAAATTTTGGATAGCACCGTTAACACTTTTTAAGATACTTTCGTCGTCCGGTATATTCCCACTAACCAAAGGGCTACCGGCGTATTCCATAACCTTTTCCATTAAAGTAGTTTCGCTTATGTCTTTAGAAGTAAGCGAGTTTTTTAAAGTTATGTCATTGTCGAACGGCATATTTTCACCTTTTACGATTTAGTTATTTTAATGTAGCCCCCATAAATTTGGTGGGCGGTTGAAGTAGTACCCACATAAATAGAAATATACTTAGCACCATCAGAGTCGAAGTCGGTGGAATTTATTTCTACGTTAGTGTTTCCGCTTCCCTTTTGAACGGCAAGTCCGTTCGTAATCATACATTCGTAAATTTTAGTATTTATAGTATGGGAACAGTTTATACGGAAGTGGGTAACCGTAAACCCCCTAGGTATTACAAAAGTGGCCACCATTTCCAAGGACGACGATTTTACTATCGCGTGGCCCCCGTAATTATTTAACGCGACATTATAATAAGAGTTGTCGCCATTAGGGCAAAAATCTCCCGGGGTTACAATAATTTGGGTCGGGTCTAATAGGTATCCCGCATCTGCTTTCTTACTGTAAACTTCGCCAAAATTATCGTTACACTTGTCGAAAGCGTCGCGTATAGTGTCGCCGGAATTAGTCCCGGCGGTTCCAAGGCTTATAGTTTGTTGGCCCATTTATCCGGTTTTCCTTAAGGTTAAATTTCGGGCCACTAAATTAACGTGTAGTTAGTCTATGGCCATAATTCAGTAGCCCGAATAGTTAGGTAGATTCGTCTATTTCTTCTTATGAAGACGTACCGGTAATAGTGAAACTTGTTCCGGTAAATACGTAGCCGTTAGAGTGGCTTGTAATAGCCGGCGAACTTGGGGCCGTAGTATCTATAATAACCGAAAGGATACTACCATAACCACTATAACCGCCGGATTTATCCCTCCACCTTGCCCGGTATTGATGGGTAGCATTTACTAAGGCCGAAGGTTCTTGCAATGTATATGACCATTCTTTCGTACTGCCGTTTACAACAATAGTCATAGATGAGTCTGCTACATCGACAACCTTTGACCAAGACCCCGCCCCGGTTTTACGTTCTACTTCGTAGCGATTCAAAGATGCGTCCGGTGGTACTACCGAATTCGGACCGGTTAAAGTTACACCGGACTTTATCCTAGGCGTCGAATCGTTGGTTACGTTGTCCGAAGATGACGAACCGGAATCGTCTAATAGGTCTGGTAATGTTGGTGTAGTAGAGTCCCCCGATTTTAAATTTACAGTTGAAGAGGCCCCCGATTCATTCCCGGCCAAATCTGTAGCCTTGCCGGTAAGGGCGTGGCTTCCGGCCGAAAGCGTTAACGCTTTAGACCAGTTTCCGGAACCGTCTACGGTAGCCGTTCCTACTGATTGTCCTCCGTCGAAAAGTTCTACTGTTTTAGTGTCTGGCATTTTATATTATTCCTTATTTGTTTAGTTGTTTTTTTACTTCATTCCATACGGTGTTATCTAATTTATTAGAAGACCTATCGACTAAATAGTCGCCTATCTTAATTAGTACCGCTATAATAACCTTTTCAGTAAGTAACGCGGTGGCTATTGAACTTAATACCTTGGCTATCATAATGTTTTATCCTTGTTTTGTTTCCCATTTCCCGAACCGGTGGCTTAATTCGTCTATATTCTTTTCGACATTTCTAAAGCCCCGGCTTACTTGGTCGGTTAAGCTTTTAAATTTTTCATTAGTAACGGCTTCTATTACGTCTTGCTTTCTTTCTATTTGCCCTAATCGCCTATTCCACATATCCATATCGGTTTCGATTTTGGTTTCTAGTGTTCGCATATCCCGGTATAAAGACCTTAAAAGCGTTATAAAAGCGGAGAGGCTTACCGTAAAAACGATTTGTAAAACGATAAAAGCTACTTTCCATACGCTACCTATTTCCACCTTTAGCCTTCTTTTTCTTGGCCTTTTTCTTGGCCTTGTTTTTTTCTATCTTTTTATCTAAGTCCCCGTTATAATCCACGACGCCAAAGTCGTGAGCCGATTTACTTTCGGCCGGGTCTTCGAAGTAGCCGTCGTCGTGGTCCGGGTCGGGGACCAAAGTATAGCCCCAACCTATCCGGGTCTTAACATCCGACGGGTCGATTTCAATTAACCGGCCCGCCGGTGTTTTCATCTTAACCACCTAAACAAGTCCAAAGGTATTTAGTTAATTCTTTATGATGCGATATCAGCAACCACAAAACCCGGGGAATCGTGTTCGGGGATTGATTTACGGCAAACGATTTTAGTTTTTAAACCGTCTACGCTTGTCTTACAATCGTCCAAACTTGAAACCGTAAGCGTTCTACCAATACCACCCCCACCGCCGGAAGCCGTGGCTATAATAAGTTCGTCCGAACCATCCACCGCCGACATATCGGAAGTGTCTAATTCCGAAATAGTAATTTCGATAGTGTATTTTCTACCGAAGCTTTCTATAATTTCGTTACCGTCTTCGAGTTCGGCTATCGTTTCTTTAATTTCTTCTGCAAAAGAAACGACCCCGTCTTTTAGTCCTTTAACGCTTAAAGCTTCTGCGTTGGCTTTATTAAAGGTAATCGTAACTACCCTACCTAACATTACTTTAGCGTGGCTTAATTCTCTACTTGCCATTAGTTAGTATTCCTTATTTGTATGTTAATATTATCAAAAGTAACGACCACTATGTCGTCGCCGTATGTTGTGGTAAAATCCGTATCGGTATCTATTCTATCTATGTCGCTATGTACTACTTCTTCTAAATTCCTTATGGCCTTACTACAATCGCCAAGTTTATTTAAGTACATATCGTTAAGCGGATTTAGTCCGAATTCTAACTCTACGCCTAATTCGGTTAGGGTGTCCATTTCGTAACTACTTCCGCCTTGCTCGTTAAACCGGATGGTAAAAGCGTTTTGTAGTTGTGAAGTTGGAAATATTCCTAATTCCATATTAAACCACAAGTTCGCCGGTTTGTAGCGAAAGCTTAACCCGGAATCGTTGGATATGGCCGTTTTTAACGACGCCAATATCCCGGAATAGTTTACTACCGCCATTACCTACCGAAAACATATTTAGACCTTACCGATATTTCGCCAGTATCTACTACATTGTCTTCGTTTACGTCGTAGTGATAACGCAAAGGGATTAAAGAAGCTTCCATTTCGTAGGCCCCGGCCATTTCCAAAAGGCTATTACCCTTAAATATCCGCGAAATAGCTAACCTTACGATACAATCTTTAAGGTTTGGCGTTTCTATAAAGTCGTGTACTTTTTCGACTTCGTCTTTTATTTTCGCGTGGGTATAGCTTGGGTTATTGTTTTCCATATCAGCGTAAACCATACGGTAAACATCCTTACGGGCTTCGGCGATTTGGTCGCTAAAATCCGCTTGGCCGATAAATTTATAGTCCGCTATATTAGGGACAATATTATCTAAGTCCGCGTCTACTACTATTATTTCCGTTAGCATTATTCTAATCCCAAGTTAGGGGACCGGCCCGGTAAAAGACCGGTCCAAACCTATAATATGGTTATCGTCTACCTATTACGAAGCGACGTAACTACTTAAGGACTGTACGGACCATAAACTATCTTGGTCTACGATACCGTAATCGCCTACCCAATACCAACCGATATTTAACATACGGCCCAATTTATCAAAGGGCCCAGTAATTCGCATTTCGGCGGATTGGCTTTCGGCTTTTCCAAAAGCGTTTCGACCAAAAAAGGCCGATTCGTGTACGTCGGGGTCCGCGTCTGTAAAAGGCATACCGGTCGAACTAATAAACCGGAATCCTTTATAGAAGCCTACTTCGTTACGAAGGATAGGCATAGCGTCGGCGTACTTTTGTACGTCTTTCCAAGCCGAAAATCCGGCTATATCTTGGGCTACGGCCGGGTGACACATACAAACGTAAGCGTCCCCGTCCCACCGTTCAGCGTTTTTGTTGTTTAACTCAAAGAATACCGCGTCTAAAAGGGCTTCGGTTATATTAGCCGAAGAACCGTCCTTATTATTCGCGGAACCTTGTAAGCTTAAACAAGCTAAACGGTTTAAAGATTCTGCCATATTCCGGGCGACGACTTGGGAAGCCCCAAGGTCTGCTTTACCGCCACTTTGTAGGGACGCTAAAGAAGTTTTAGTAACCACGTTACCGTATTCTTTCGGGGTAAAGGTTACTTTACTATCGGCCATTGCTACGGCGTCTACATCCGAGCCGTCCGTAAGTTCGGTTACGGCGTAATCCATCTTCGAATATTTTACAAAGTCTATAGATTTAGCCCCGATACTTCGACGGTAACTTGCGAATTGGTCCGCTACGATTCTGTCCCCGGCTTCCACTTGGAAAGCTTGGTCCATTAAGGCTATTTGTGAATCGCCTAATACCGAAGCGGTAGTTTTTACATCTGCCATTTTTATATTCCTATTCTATTAAGTGTTTTACGCCCCGGCCATTTCTTCGTTAAGCTTTTCTAAATCGGCTATTGAAGTAGCACCTTTTACCCGGGTCCCAAAGTCTTGTTGGCCCTTCGGCACTTGGTCCGCGTGGGCTTCTTTTGGTTTTTCCGGCGAAGAGAAATAATCTAACTGGTCCAGTTTTTTAAGTTCTGTTAAGTTACCGGCCATATCGTCGTTACTTATTTCCGTAAAGTCCATTTCGCCATTTTCCCCGGCTTCCGGCATTTTCAAAAACGTAGAAGCTTTTTCGAAACGGGGGTCGTTTTTAACCTTATTATAACGGTTTAAAAAACTGGTCCGCGTTTCTTCTTGTACACCGGCTTTGAAGACTTTTAAATCCTTCAATTCTGCCGTTAATTCGCTTGTATCGGCCTTTTTCCGTAGTTCGTCTATATCTACGTCGTTGTCGTTTAGTTGGCCTTGCATTTCGCGAATTTTAAGCTTCCGGGCTTTTGATTCCGCCGAAGCGTCTTTAACGTTTTCAATAAGCGTAACAACCCCGACTTCTATTTCTTTTAGTATGGGCGTTAAGGCTTCTAATTTGTCCTTATCTACTTCGGACCTAACCCGGTCCGTTAGCTTTACTATATCCATAGTTTAATCCTTTTATATTAAGTGGCTTGTTCAATCATAGTTGTATTATATGTTTAGACTACAGTAAAAACCAACCCCTAAAATTTGGGAATTAAAAAAAAAGGGACCGGTTAGGGTCCCTTTCTTTTTGTTAGGCGTACTACTTCGGGTTATATTTTAATTTTCATCCATACAGAAACCGTCTTTAACACACTTTACAAAAACGGAAATACGCTTTGTAAAGTTACGGTCTACGCCTTTTACCATAATCTTAATAACTTCGACTAGGTCTTCCCGGGTCATTGTCGAAAAGCCGGCCATTGTATTGTCCATTTCGTCCATAGTATAGAATCCGGTCGCCGAAGAGAAGGAAACGTGGAAGCTAACGAAACTAGCTTTACAAGTATACGCAAATTCACCCACCTTACCCCTTCCGCCGTTTACTATGCAAAATTTGGCCCCGTCTTTCGTGGCGACATATCCGTAGTTTCCGTATTCGCCGTTAGCTAATGGAAGGGCCACTAAATCGCGGACCGTTTCCTCTTCGGCCTTTAATCCGGTCTCGGAATAAATGCCCCCGAAAATAGCTTCGTTTTTGTTTAGTTCCGCCTTATTCCGGTCGGTCCATTTCTTATTGTCTTCCGCCCGGTCTATGGTCCCTTCTATCTTTTCTACCAACCTTTTTAAATGGGGTTTTAAGGTAGTAGTTTTTCCATTATACCCCCATTTGGCCCGGTGGTTATTACCGTCCAAACCAGAAGAATGGGATTCTATCCTAAACTTATCGTCGTGCGAAACGCCAACAAGACAGATATTAAGGACCATTCTAAAGTCGGCCGTTTGCATTTGCCGACGAACCAATTTTACCCCGTAGGTATCGTCGTTAAACACGTTACCGCGTCCGGGAATTTCGGCCAATATGTTAGCGGACCTTTTAACCTTATCGCTAAAGCGTACTTCGACTGTAGGGAAGTGGTCCCGGTATTCTGTCCGGTACGGTATTTTATCGCTACACCCTACCACGTTCGCCGTAGGTTCGGTTTGTATATTCGGCTTCCAAGGGAACGGGTTATCGCCTTTACCGACCAATTCGTCGAGTTTCGTATAGCTATACGAATTAAACGTGTGTTTGTTGCGGAAGTAGTCTTTTACTTCCTTACCAACCCTTTTTATCCCGGCTACACTAACCACATATTTATAAAAGCGGAAAGGCTTTCTATAGTATGGGATTAAGGTAAGGTCTACGGTTTCGCCCTTGTAGGTAAATTGGACGTCTCCGTCTTTTTTTAGCTTAAAGCGGTCGTCGTATTCTAAAATAGAATCCGTCGTAAAGGACCGCATTAGGCCTATAAGCTTACTTAAGATACCGTTACGCCTCTTATCGCTACGGATACGCTTATAGTGTGGCCCGGCCGGAACCATTTGCTTAACGGTTACTTCGAAAAGTCCGTCTTTTATTTTCCTTATTATATTCATCATTTCGCTATCCTTTCGGGGGCCTTTCGGCCCCCGCCTTGTTTTCTGTTATTGGTTAAAACGGTGTTTATATGGGGCGGATTCTTTAAAACCTAACTCGTAAGAATCCGTCGCGTTACTACTACCGTCGAAATTCCATACTTGTACATATACGCCCTTTAATCCGTCGTAACGTGTTTCGTCGTATGGGTTTGTTAGGTAGTCGTCTATGGCTTGTAATAGGGTCCAAGCTTCCATATCATTAGGAAGGCCTAACACTTGTACGCTTTCGCCTAACTGGTTATTCGTGTATTCTATTGTTAGCGAATTACTAATACAGTTAGGGGTATTTTTAACGACTAACTTATCGCCGATAAAAATAAGGTCCCGAAGGAAGAACTTTCCTTTTAATAGACAACGGGCTAAACGGCTTTTAAGACTTTCGCCGTTCCACTTCTTTCGGTTGTCTTCGTCTATTTTGGCCATTAGTACCGCGTGGGCTTCTTTGTCTTCTCCGGCCAAATAAAGCCTATGGGCTTCCGGACAAGAACCGTAGAGCATATCGGCGGTTTCTTTTTTACTCGTTAGGTCGTAATGTACTACCTTATGTTTACTCACTATTTCGTTATCCTTTCTTTTTGGGTTAACCCGTTAAACCATTCTACTTTATCTTCGTAGCCTTCTGTTCCTTCTATGTAGGCTACCGCGTGGTCTAGGCGGGCTTGTTCTGTTATTGACGGTTCCCGGTCAAATGTTCCGGAAGCGTCCGGTATTAGTTCCCAACCCCCGTAATTATCGGTCTTCCTTATACCGTATTCTTTAGGGTTGTAATGTGGGTTATCTATTGAACCGTAACCTACTCGACAATCGTAACAAGCTATCTCATAGAAAACGCCTTCCGAAACATAGCCTAACAAATCGGTAGCGGTTCCTATTAAAGACTTGTTAAAACGGCGTTCGATTTTCTTACCCGGGTAAAACCTTTTCGCTAAAGCGGTGAGATGTATGCCGTTGTGTTCTATTTCTTTGTCAGCGTCCGGGCCGGAACGGGCGTCCGTCGGTAGGCCGGAAAGTTGGCCGGAAATTGTTACGGCCGGTAGGTTAAGGGAAAACAAAGCCTTTAGCTTTGTCGTCCAAGTAGTCGTTTTGTTGTCCATTTCGCTATCCTTTCTGTTAGGTTATAATTCCATCCATTCAAAGTGAGTACCAACAAAGAATTTCCTTTTAGGCGTTGGTTTGGATAGTTTAAAAATAGTTACATTGAATCTGCCTTGGTTATGGTGTTCTTCTGAATTCCATTCAAAGTGCGTCCTTTCCTTGAATAGCTTTTTTGCTTCTGTTTTATTTCGTGCGAACTTTTTCATTTTACTTTCCTTTCTTTCGTTTGTGTTTGTCACGGTGATAAATATACGGTCTATCCTTATAGAAACCAACAGAAATCTATAATAATAATATAGGGTAAAAAAAATGGCCCGGGGTTAGGAAGTGGCCTCCCCTTCCTCTGTTTCTAAAAGATAAGATTCCGCGATTTCGTAGAAATTGATTTCACTAATTGATGTTTTACAAACGTCAGCAAAAAAACCAGACTCCACCCCTAACTCGTCAAACATATCGTATGCCCAATTTTCTAACGCTAATGAGAGTTGATAGCCATTCTTACCGTTTGCCATATTTAACGCTTTATGATAAGAACCTTCATCGGTTTCAATCCAGAGTTTGAAGTTCCAAGTTTCCCAATTTGTCCAACCGTTGTATTTCATACTTCCCCCCAAATAGGCAAACACTTTTTAAGCCGTTCTACTACGGTCCCTAATATTTCCCAATATTCTTTATCGTAATCCCTTTCGGGGTGTAGTTCGTAGTTACCGGACGGCCCGGGTATTATCTTGTCTTCCATAAACCCCCGTAGGAAAGTAAAGACCAGTTTTTCGCAATAACTACAAAGGTGGAAAGACGCATATTTATTATAAGGGTTAAACCGCATAACTGAAACTTTACGGCTATCCTTTACTTCGCCTTTACAACCTTCGCGGTCGCATATTGTTTTTACCATTTGCATAGTGTCCCCTTAATTATGGCCCGGCCCCCGGTGGTCTGTTTGTTCTTACTTTGTCATAAGACGCCGTAGAGCCGGACCGGTTAGGTGGTTAGGTTATGTTATTTATACGTCCTTGTTTAGTCGCCCAATCCGGATTATACTTTTTACCATTACTAGCCCGTATAATTCCGGTTTTTATTTCATCGTAGAACCACCGCATTTCTGACCGTGCCTTTTGTAAGAAAGCGTCTTTTATTCCGCTACACCTTTGGCAAGATTTACCTAAAACGGAATCGACTTTTTCCGTTTCGGTTATGGGGTGGGGTTTGCTACGACTTGTTCCGGTTATTGACATTAAAGAAGTATCGCCATTTAGCCGTTTTATTCCTTGTTCGGCTTGGTCCTTCCCATACTTCTTTATAAGGTAAGCTACTTCGCGGTCTAACTGGACCAATGCTTCCGTGGTAGATTGTAAGCCTAAATCCCGAAGGACTTTCTTAAGACTTCCTACCCGTAGAAGGGTTAATCCGCGTCGTTGTTTTACGTTATTCATAATAACAAATTACAACAACCTATAGAAATATGCAAGAACTATTTAAGGGGGGAAAGACCGTAAACCCCTTATTATAGGGGTTTAGGGGGAATCTTTCGGGGTTTTTTTAGCTTGGTATTCCAAAAACTGACTAATAGTAAAGGCGACACTTATAGGCTTAAACTGTATGTCGTTGTCGCCGGGGTAGGGGGTCCGGTGGTCGAAGTTCCCCATTAAAATTTCGTTCGGTATTCCTTCCGGAAAGGCCTTACATATAAAGCCGTCTTGGTCCGGGCCCAGTACTTTGTGGTCGAAAAACCGGCAAGACATACAAGGCATTTCAATAGCAATATTTTTTTTAGTTTCCATAATTAAAAATCCTCCAAGTTACTTTCCCGTTTCGAACCACTCTTCTCTGTCACGTTCTTCACTTATTATACGTTCTTGTTCTTGTTCTTGCTCTGTCTCTTTTCCGGTTCGCTTTGCGTAATGCTCTTTTAATATCTCATAAACTTCTCTGGCATAGGGGGACTTCTGTACGCCGTTAAAATGTTGGCATACGGCTTCGGCTACAAACTCATCTAAATCGTCTTCGGCATATTTCGACAAATAGAATTCGTCGCGTTCCGCTACAAAAGCGTCAACTTCGGATTGTGTATAGTAAGGTCCTCGTACAAACGGAAGAACTCCGCCCTCTGTTGCCGGCTTACGTATTGGGTTATTGGAGTGCCACTGCATATTTGAGGGGGCGTAAACATAACCGCCCTTATCTTTTCCGGGTGGGGCCATTTCTTGATGTAACTTTCTCCAGTTCCCTCGATTGTCCCCCCCTTCAGCATACAAGTAATCAAGTGAAGCATCTATGGCCCTAGTCTCGGACGGCTTATAAATGTGGGGCTCACCCCAACGTTTGTTAAAGGCTTTTACATCTTTTAAATATCTATTATATGCTTCTCTTAGTTTTTTCGGCATACCTTCGGCCCAAGTGCCATTCGTTTCCAGATAGGCCCAAGAATTAGACTGTCGAACATACCGCCAAGATAAAACGTGTCCGAATTCGTGGGTAAGTACAGATTTACGGTAACCCCGTGGGTTTTTCTCTCCCCTAATGGTTTCCGGGTGAAACCGCCGTATCTGATTATGAATGTAATGTTCGTCGGCCTTTTCTTGGGTTTGGTTTGCGAACTTCGTTTGTATAGTTATTTCGCTACCGCCACTACATAATCCCATCCACGTACTATTGATTTCTCCGGCCATTACTTGCTCTAAGTCGTTATTGGGGAAGTCTTCATACAGTTGTTTAAGTTGAAGGTTAAATCCGTTTGCCATATCCGGGTCGTTTAACTGTGAATAGTCAACCACTAACGGACGTCCGTCTTCTCTTGTAAAATTATGAGTAGCCCAAGCTTCCGCCTCGCGTACAGTCAAATGTTTACCACACATATTAGGCCGAAGTTCCGACTTTGCTACCCCCTTAGTCCCGGTTTCTTCTTTCTTCTTTTTCTCTTCTCTTAATGTTTTCTCTCGAGTGTCTGCAAGTGGCTCGAGTTTACCGGTCGGTTTTAACATACACTTACACCCGTAACTACATTTGGTTTTTCCTTCCCTTGGTAGGCCCGTCCTACGCCCCCCTTCCTTTAGCATTACGTTCTTCCAACCCTTTATAGTTCTGGCCTTAAGCGTGGAAAGTGTTATACAGTCCGAACAGTGGTCCGTCTTAACCCGGCCTAATTTCCATAGTAATAGTTCCTCCGGGTTTTGGCGTGCATATTCTTTTATAGGTTCCGCTACTACTTCTTTATATAGTGCGTCCGTCATTCGCCTAATTTGCCATTCCATATCTTGAAAAGGACCTATTCCCATATCTACCAACATTAACGTCCTTTTTTCGGCGTGCTTTCTGCCATAGCCCTCCATTATTAGACGTACCACCCACCCGTGGGCCTTTTTTGTTACCATATCAGCCATATCTTCTGCTTCTTTTGTATACAAATCTACCAAGGTATGAACCTTCGTGCCTTTATATTTAAACTTGAATGCGTTAGACATTAAAACCCCTCGATAAGATTTTCGCGGGAAATTTCTTTTATTATATGTTCTTTTATTTGCCCCCGTACCGCGTTTGCTAACCGGTCGGGAAATTTAGAACCTACGGGCCACTTTTGGAAAATACCGGAATACCTTTCGGTCCGGTTATACATTGCGGTCCGGTCCCCCCCCTTATTATGCCAAATAAAAAGGTCGGTGTATGACGGCGGAGTGGCTTGGGCTGACGAGTTTACTATTCGCCTTTGGTCCCGGGGCCGGTGTACCCCCCTTTTTTGGCCCTTATGTCCACCTTTAACCCCCATATAAACGCGGTTTCCACTGTGCTTTGCGTATTTCGCGTAGACCGACATTCCAGTTCGGGTACGTGAAAAGCCTATTCCCTTGTCCCTTGTTTCCCCGGTATTTATTAACCAGTGGTCGGCCCCCTTGCTTAATATTGTAGAAGGTTTATTACGTGGGGCCGTGTCGTTTCGTATTCCCTTCTTTAGTGTTAGTAGTCGCCTATACTGGCCCCGTAATAATCTAGCTTCCTTATGAAAAAATGGTTGTAGGTTTAATTTGATTTTAGCCACTTAACACCCAAAGTAAGGCCGGAAATAACGGAAGGCCTTATTACTTTCCTTAGCTTCTTTTTAGCTACTATTATCTTTTCTTCGTCGCGTTTAAATCCGGCCCTAATTAATCCGCCTATAGCTTCTTTTATTTTCGGTTGGGTAAGCCTTACTAATTTCGCTTCTTTTTCGGTTAGGGCGTTAATATTCATTGGTCTTTCCAGTTTCTTAAAAGGTTTATCCTTGTACTTGTCGCCGGCTTTCGTTTAGTTCTTTTGGTTTCCCTTGTCCGTCTTCTATGTCGTCGAAAAAGTGGTGGTGTTCGTATACTTGCTTCCAATTTATAAGACCATCGAATAGGCTTTTTATCGAATATCTTTTAGTAGGCTTGGGCCGGTCAAAAGCCGAAAACCAAACCGCGTTACGTAGGTCGGTTCTAATTTCCCTTAATTTATTCTTTGTTTCGTCCGATAAGCCCCCCGTACTTACTTCCAAGTGTTCTAATTTTCTTTCGGCTATTACTACGGATTTAGCTATAACACGGTAATACCTTTCGAAGAAAGCCCAACAGTTCTTTTTAGAAGCCCAACCGTCGGCCATATCTTCGTCCCATTTATCTTTAAGTCGGTCTATAAAGTGGTCGTATATCATATTATTTCCTTACTTTTTTATCTAGTTCGAAGTGTACAAGGTCCCGAAACTTGTTCTTTTTGGTTTGGGTGTATGTTCGTCTCCAGTCCCCCCCCCAACGTAAAGTATAAGTTAATACGCCTTCGTTTAAAAGTCGTTCCGCTACCCCCCGGACATACCCGGCGAAGTGGTAAAACTGGTTTATATCTTTCCAATCTATATTACCCCGGGCCTTACCTACATAGGGGGCCACATCTACGGCCATACTCGGAATTTTATTATGGTTACTATTCGGGTATTTAAGCTTGGAAAATCCATCGTTAAAGGCTTTATTTTGGGCCGTCTTACCCCGGTGGCCACATAATATCGTACAATCGTAGCGGACAACCACTTCGTTAAATAAAGTTTGTAATTCGTTGTCGCAAGTTTTTAACCGGCTCTTACTTCTTTTACTAAATCTCGGCATAATTTAACCTATGTCCCCTTCTTGTTCTTCGTCTACCGGAATACCGACACCTATTCCCATTATTCCGTTAAAGACCGCCAAATTTAAGCGTATGTATTCCCCCGCTTCCTCTTCGTTAAATTCCGGGTTTTTCTTAAGTATATACCGGATAGGGCTACTTGTCCCGTCTTCCCATTTCGCCCGTTCTAATTCGTAGTCTTCTTTTTCGTCCGTAACTATTCGCGGTTCTTGGTAGTCTACGCTTACCCGTTCTAAAAAGCCGTCGCTAATTTGTCGCCCCGGTTCCCGGTGGTAGTTATTAACGTCTACCAATGTTTGCAATAAGTCGCGGTCCATTGGCCTTAATATGTTTATATCCTTGGCCCATTGGCGTAGTTGCGGTTCGTTCTTAAGCCTTAAGGCTATCCCGCTTAAATTTTGTTGTAATTCCGCCCTTAAAATGTTGTCTACATTATGTAGCTTACTAACGAAGTCCGTTAGTTTTTCTATTAGTTCTACTACATCTTTATTATAAAGGTTGGCCGAAAGGATTTCCCCTTCCGGTTTACTGTCGCCTATAGCGGATTCCATAAATAAAGGATGCCGTAGACCGGTCTTTAGTTGGCCCCGTTCCCCTTCGGTCCCGGTAGGATTAAAGTTTAAGATAAGTAGCCTTATAGTTTCTTGGATAGTGTCGTCGTTACATACTGTTAATAAAACATTTATAGACCGTATTAGTTCTACGATAGCGTCCATACCATAACCCCAAAACTTGTTAGAGTGGTCCCGGTATCTATAAACAACGAAGGGCCAATAGTCCGGGCCTAATAGGTCGGGGTTGTCCCCTATAGGGTGTTTAGCCCCTACTATGTCGTTTATTTTCGCGTCGTATTCCGGCTTCTTGGGGGTCCAGTAATGGAAACCCTTTTCCCGGTCCCATACTATCCAAATACTATTAGCCCCCCTTACCTCTTCCCAATATATAATTTTAGGCTCTGTATGTACATCGGAATAGGTTAGTACTTCTGTATTACCGGCGTGGTAAGAGTTGTCTATGAAAACCCGGTCTAAATTAGAAGCGTATTTAACGTTTGCTATTATTGTATTATGTAGCCTACACCGTAAGAAGCTTTCTTGGAAAATACTATGTATTCGGGTTTCTTCAATTAACGCGGTAAATAATTCTATGTCTTTATCGCCTACCCC